AATACATCTGTAGGAGGTATTAGTATTGCTGAAGGTATGTTACCTTCAAATATTAACAATGCTTTTAGAGCTGTAGCAGCTGATACAAGAGAATGGTACAATGATGCCCAATGGGTAATCTATGGTGATGGAGATGGTGCACATACTTTTGCATATGCAAGTGGTACATCATTTACAGTAGCAGGAGTAGATGTTACAGGATTTTATCATGCAGGAAGAAGAATAAAAGCTGTAGGATCATCTACAGGAACAATCTTTGGAACAATTGCAAGTTCATCATTTTCTACAAATACAACAGTAAATGTTACTTTTGATTCAGGATCATTATCAAATGAAACTCTTGTAATCTATGTAGCGATACTATCTAAAACAAATAACTCTATACCAACAGATGTTATAGCTACTGCTAACATACAAGATTCTGCAATCAATAATGCAAAAATATCTAGCAGTGCAGCTATTGATGCAACCAAAATACATGATGGTACAATTTCAAATACAGAGTTTGGTCATCTAAATGGTGTCAGTTCAAATATTCAAACACAATTAGACAGCAAACTAACTGGAACAGGTGGAGCTGTATCTACTGTTGTAAGTTCAAACTTAACAGCTGATAGAGCAGTTATATCTAATGGTTCAGGTAAAATTGCTGTAAGTGATGTTACAAGTACTGAAATAGGATATTTAGATGGTGTTTCTTCAGCAATACAAACACAACTTGATGGTAAACAAGCAACTCTTACTGGATCAGGTTCAACTATTGCAACTTCAAGTCTTACAGCAAACAGAGCTGTAATATCTAATGGATCACAAAAGATTGCAGTATCAGATGTAACTAGCACAGAACTTGGACATCTTGATGGAGTATCATCAAATGTACAAACACAATTAGATGCAAAAGCTAGTACAACATATGTAAATGATGCTGTTGCAGGACTTAGAACAAGAATTATAGCTGAAGTTGCTACTACAGCAAATGTAGATTTATCAGCAGATTTACAAAATGGTGATACTATTGATGGAGTCACACTTGCTACTGGAGACAGAGTATTAGTAAAAGATCAATCAACTGGATCACAGAATGGATTATATACAGTTGTAGCTAGTGGAACAGCTTCTAGAGATACACAGTTTGATACTATATCTGAATTATCAGGACAAATGATTGTTGTTAATCAAGGATCTACAAATGATAATAAAATATTTTTATGTACAACTAACAACACAGCTAGTCTTGGATCTGACACTATAACATTTTCACAGGTTACACCACAAAATGCAGGAACTGTTACATCAATTGTTGCTGGAACAGGATTAACTGGTGGTACTATTACTTCATCAGGAACTATAGCTGTAGACGTTGGAACATCAGCTAGTAAAATAGTACAATTAGATGGCTCTGCTAAGTTACCAGCAGTAGATGGTAGTCAATTAACAAACTTAAACGCAGCAAGTGCAGGTTTTGCAGTTGCAATGGCAATAGCATTATAGTAAAGGAGATATATGGCACAAGATTTTGAAAGATCTTTAAATAGAAACATATCAAACAGTTCAGGTTCTGCTACAACTATAAGAGCACAAGCAGATAGTGATGATGCAATCATAGGTATTAGATGTGCAAATTCATCTACATCAGCAGTAAAAGTTACTGTATATGTAGAAAATTCATCAACTATTTACTATTTAATTAAGGATGCACCTATTAGTGCTGGTGGATCTTTAGAGTTGATAGATGGTGCTTCAAAGGTAGTTTTACAAAATGGAGATGCTGTAAAAGCATTTGCAGATACAGCAAGTGCTGTTGATATTATTGTTTCAGCAGTAGACACAATTAGTTCATAGGAGATATATGGCTTATATAGGAAATACACCAGGTGAGAATTTTATTAGCTTTAGTAAACAAGTATTTACAATAGTTAATTCTCAAACTGCATATTCACTTGATCATAAAGTTACAGATGAAAATGAGCTTCGTCTTGTGATAAATAATGTAGTTCAAGAACCAGGCACTGGTAAGGCATATACTGCATCTGGGAATACACTTACACTAGCATCTGCACTTACAAATGGTACAGATGAAATGTATTGTATATTCTTAGGTAAAGCTAGAGAAACATCTACTGTTCCAGATAGCTTTATAACTAAAAATAAACTAAATTTAATATCAACAAGTTCAAGTGCTGGACTAGAAGTCAAAGGTGATGGAAGTTCACAAGATGGATATCTACAGTTGAATTGTAGTCAAAATAGTCATGGAGTAAAAATTAAGTCACCTCCACATAGTGCAGGACAGTCATATACTCTAACATTACCACAATCTATTTCAGCAGATACATTCTTAAAAACAGATGGCTCTGGTAATCTTAGCTTTGCAGCAGCAGGTGGAACTAACACTCCATTAGTAGCAGTAAGAGCTAGTACAGGACCAAATATTCCAAGTGGTACAAATACAAAAATACCATTAGATACAGAAATGATTGATACAGATAATACTTTTGATAGTTCAACAAATTATCGTTGGTCTCCAGGAGTTGCTGGAAAGTATTATATGACAGGAACTGTATCTCTTAATATCAATGTTGCTGGAAAGTATATACAATCTTTAATTTATAAAAATGGTTCTATGGCTTCATATCAACAACAATTAACTGAAGGTACTAATGGAACATATACTGTTACTGTTGATCTTCTTGATGATAATGATGGAGATGATTATTATGAATTATATATTAGACAAAATACTGGTGGTAATGTTGGATTAAATCATAGTGCAACTGCATTATACACAAGATTTTTTGGATACAAATTATTAACATAGGATAAATTATGGCATTAAGTAAAATAAAATCGGAATCTTTAGATTTAACTGACAACTACGATTTCACAGGGACTGTCACAGGTGCTGGTGGTGGTAAACTTTTACAAGTAGTAAATAGTGATTTTTCAACTCATGGTAATTTTAATCAAGATACAAATGTTAGTATTGGTTCAATTAATATTACACCATCAGCAACATCTTCTAAAATTTTACTCATGTCAAAAGGTAGAGTTGAGAATTATGATTATTCAAGTGGTGATGATATGAATCAATCATGTTTACTTATTTTTTTTAGAACAATAAGTGGTGGTTCTGAAAGTCAACTTTTTGTAGCAAGACATAATGAAAGTGCAGCAGGAACTTCTTATAGAAGGCTTGGTCCACATATATCATCACATTATGTAGATAGTCCAAACACTACTTCTCAGATTACTTATACTTTAAAAGTTCATGTTACAACACAAGATACTAGACAAGGATATTCTGCTGAAAGTGGATTAGTAGCAATAGAAATAGGAGCATGATAATTTAATTTAAAAAGGAGGATAATATGGCAAATCTATCAACTAAGATCAAAATGTACGCAGCTTCAAATGGTGTTGCTGATGTAGATTTTTTAAAAGATGTTATATTGCAAGATGACAGTGATGGTAAAGGTCCATACATTAAGGAGTGGAATTTAGATATTGCACAACCTAGTGATGATGACTTAGCAGCACAAGAATCAGCAGCTAACAAAGAGGAAGCCAATGCACAAGTAAGAAATACAAGACGTATAGCTTATGGTGATATTGGAGATCAGTTAGATGAAATCTATAAAGATATTGATGCTTGGAAAGCAAGAATCAAATCTATTAAAGATGCTAATCCAAAACAATAATTAAGGAGAACTAAGTGGCATATATAGGTGTTAAACCAACAATAGGAAACTTCCAGATTTGTGATGCAATATCTGTAGTTAATGGTCAAGCTGCATATACTATGCAAGTAGGATCAGTTAATGTATCACCACAATCTGCAAATCATATGATTGTTTCTTTGAATGGTGTTATTCAAAAACCTGGTAGTTCATATACTGTATCAGGTAATACAATTACTTTTGCTAGTAATCTAGCAACAGGAGATGTTATAGATTTTATACAAATACTTGGAGATGTTCTTGATCTTGGAGTACCTAGTGATGCTACAGTTACAACAGCTAAACTAGCTGATAATGCAGTTACTGCTGCAAAAATAACTGATTCAACAATTACTGCTGCTAAACTTGCAAGTGGTACAGTACAAAATCAATCAGCATTTAAAAATCTTTTGATAAATGGAGATATGAGTATTGCTCAAAGAGGAACAACTTCTAGCTCTACTGGTTATCAAACAGTTGATAGATGGCAGCTAAATACTGGAACTCAACAAGAGCAAAAAACAGATACACCAGATGCAAGATTTTCAAACTCATTTGAAATAACAGGAACTACTGGCGGCTCATCTGGTTATGGAATTTGCTCTCAAAGAATTGAAAGTAAAAATGTATTACAAGCATTAGGTCAAACTTGCACTTTATCAGCTTATGTAAAAAATACTGGCACATCTACAGTAAATGTTTCTGTTGAAGTCTATAGAGCAAACTCAACTGACAACTTTTCTGGCTTAACTTTATTAACATCACTAACTGGACAAGCAATTACTACAAGTTGGAATAGAATTACTTTTCCATCCTTTACTGTAACAGATGCTTGTGCAACTGGATTAGAAGTAAGAATATTTAGATACGATGCAAGTAATGACCAAGAATGGTTACTTACTGGTGTTCAGCTTGAAGTTGGATCATCAGCATCTGATTTTGAGTTTTTGCCTTTTGATGTAAATTTACAGAGGTGTTTAAGATATTTTGGAAAAATTTTTTCAAATGTTCTTAATGCTCAAGGTGTAGTAACAAGTTTTTTTACATCTTCAAGAGCATTTTTTAGACTACCTCATGTAGTAACAATGAGAACTTCTCCAACAGTCGGAACTTCTGGAGTTACTGTTCTTGTTGCACAAGCTGGTGGTACAGCAACAACAACAACTTTTGCAAACACATTTCCAGACGAAACCAGTTCTTCGGTAGAAATAACTGGATCATACAATACTACTTATAGTGGTCATGTAGATCATTCTGCTGGAACAATGACAGTAGATGCGGAGTTATAATTATGATTAATAAAGAAAATATAGTTTCAGTAGAAAAAAAATACGATCTTCAAAATAGACACAACACTTACAAAGTAATTTTTAATGTTGATAAAGTTTGTTTTGTTCCTAATAACCAAGCAAACACAGATTATCAAGCAATACAAGAATGGATAGCAGATGGTGGAACTGTTATTGATAATCCACCAGAATAGTATAATATAGAATAAGGAGGAAAAACTATGGCATCACTATCAAGCAAGGTCAAAAAATATTGCGCTAATAATGGCGTAGCAGAAGTTG